GCTTCGACGAAGGCCCGGAGCTCGGGGTCGGCGTCGAGCTTGGCGATCACGCCGGGACGGTGCTGGCGGCGGTGCTCGGAGGGCGGCGGCAGCTCGGCGGGGAGGTCTTCAACGCCCGCTTGAAGGGTGCCTTCAAGGGCGGCTTCAAGGGCGGCGACGGCGCGGTTCTGATTGGCCAGGGCGGCGGCCAGGAGGTCGCGTTGTGTCCGTGCCTCGGCGAGTGCCTCGGCGAGCTGGCCGCGTACCGGCGAGGCGGTCACCGGAAGCCCTCCGCGGCGGCCGCGATCCAGTCTTCGGTGATCCCGACAATGGCAGTCTCATCCTCGTCCGACAGACCGAGGAACGGCCGTGCCGGGATCGGCCCCCAGGGGATTGCCGCGCCCCGGCTTGTGCTGCCGAAGGCGCCCTTGCCCGCGCCGAAGTGCATGACGGCCGAGTAGATCGTCGGCGAACCGACTTCGACGCCCGACGGCCCGGCCTGGTGGAAGATGTTCCGACTCAGGATTGCGTTTGGGCCGAGGAGCGGGCGCGCCATCGCGGACCGGGCGCCCATAGCTTCGTAGCGGGCGAGCGTGGCCGGGGACTTCGGTGCCCACGGGGTGCCGTCGGGTGCCTTGCCTTCCTGGAAGCGCTGCTTGGTCGATTCCACGAGGTACTCGCCGATCTCCTGCATCACCGGCGTGAGGTCATCGAGCAGCTCCGACAACCGGTCCAGGGCCGGGCTGACCGTGTCCTGCTTGAGTTCGATGGTGATCATGCCTATGTCTCCTTCAGCGGGCGCGACACGGTGATATTCTCCCGGCCGTAGCACGATCCCAGGATCGGAGCGCCATGCGGGGTTTCCGGGCAACCGGGTGGGAGGCCCCGCCGCCCGCCGCCTCGTTCACCGGAACTTCTCCGCGCGCGCCGCTTCCTTGACGAGCCATCCGCGGACCGTCACATCGGTCGCGCGCAGGGTCCGGGCGATCTCGGCGACGCTCTCGCCGCGGCTGTGGAAGTAGGCGGCCAGGAAGGGCTTCGCGAGCGGGACGCGGCGCGGCAGGCTCAGCTGACCGGCGAGCGCGACGATGCCGTCGCGGCCTACGAGCGCCTCGGCGCGACTGCGGCCCTTCGGGTCTGCCCCGATGTTCAATTCCGCGCCGCCGAACTCCATGAGGAAGCGGACGGCGAGGTCGAGGCCGAGCGCCTGGACGAACGGGGCGATCTGGACGGGCGGCGGCGGGCAGGCGGGGCGAGGGGCGTTCATGGGGCGCAAGCAGTCCTTTGCAGGGTGCGCCCGGAACCCCTGCACTGCGGCTCCGGGCGCTGTCGCGGCGGGCGGGACACTCCGCCGCGCGGCCGACGGGGCGACGGAGGACGCCCCGCCGGAACTCAGTCGGCCAGGCTGCCCGGCTTGAGGCCGAGCTGCGCGCAGAGGGCTTCCTCCTCGGCCGAGGCCGCCGCGGCGCGGCCGGGAGGCTGGCCGACCGGCGTGACCCGCTTGCCGAAATGCGCGAAGACCGGGCCGGTCTCGGCGACGAAGCGGTCGAAGCTCGCCTCGTCGGTCCGGCAGAGGGCCATCGCCCAGTCCTTCATGCCGGGCGTGATCACGCCGTCGCGCAGCGCGCCCGCCACCTTCTCCGTCACCCGGGCCTCGGCCGTGGCGACGCGCTCGGTCCCGCGCGTTCGGAGCATGTCCTGGACGGCGGCGATGGGCACATACTTCGCCGGGTCGGGCGTGGCGGCGGCCGAGACGAGCTCGGCCATCGTGGCCACGCCGCGCTTGCCGGCGACCGCGCCCAGTCGCTCCATCGCCGCGCGGAAAGCGGCGACAATCTCGGCGTCGGGCGTCTCGGGCGAGAGGCCGAGCGCCTCGGCGATCACGGTCCTGAGGTCGGGGGTGTCCATGTCGGTCTCCTCGCTGGCGAGCGCGGTCAGGTGCAGGGCGGGGTTGTGGACGAGGCCCGCCCCCTTCAGGCGGGTGACCGTCTTGGTCGCGGCGTCGTAGAAGAACGCGGGGCTCAGGAAGCGATACTCGCGGTTTCCGATCAGCGCGCGCGCCTTGGCGGTCCACTCGACGCGGCCCCACAGGCCATCCGCCCGGCTGGCCAGTTCCTTGATCCAGCCTGCCGCCGGGATCGGGCCGGAGTGCTTCGCGGCGGGCCTGTCGTTCTGGTGCTCGTAATCGACCGGAAGGTCGATGCCGCCTTGCCGGAAGGCGGCCACCACGGCCTCGGCATCGGCCAGTTCGAACACGCGGCCGTCACGGGCGACCATCCGGCCGGGCGGGAACAGGTGAACCCATTCCGGCACCGGCCCGAGTGAGAGCTCGCGGTCGCAGGTGGCGATGCCAGGCCCGGCCATCATGCGGCCCGGGTCAGGGCTTCGTCGAAGCGGACCCAGACACCGCTTCCGTCCACCTCCTCCACGATCCCGGCGCGCGACCGGGTACCGGCGCCGTCGGTGGCGGCGACCGTCTGATCGTCCACGATGAAGCAGACGCGACCGATGTCGTCGAGCGCGATGGCATCGCCACCGGCCGAGTTGAGGAAGCGGAAGATGCCGGGGCGGTATTCGGCCCGGATGGCTCCGGCAGCGCCGCCGGAGTTGTCGGCGCGGTGTTCCGCCCGGCCGACGCCGACGGCGCCGGTGGCGGTGGCGCCGGGGGTGAGATAGCCCGCGGCGTTGCGCATGACGAGGGCACCGGCGTAGAGCGTCACGCCCGCGGCGACGGCGCCGGAGCGGAAGTCACCGGCACGGGAGGGGGTGTTGCGGTCGGAGGTCAGGGCAGGCATCGGCGCGTCTCCTCACTCGGCCACATAGGGCGTGACGATCAGGTCGACGGTGCCCTTCCACGGGTTCGACCCGCCTCCCGCCTCGTTCTCGGTGTTGAGGAGGTAGAGGGCCGCCTCCTCAAGCACCGGGGGCACCACGAGCGTCGTGGGCTTCACCCCGAGAAGCCGCCCGTTGTCGCTCCGGAAGTCCATCATCGCGGCACGGGCCGCGGCATAGTTGGTCTTGTTGAGGAGCGCCTGCGACCCGAAAGCGAGCTGCCAGAGGCCGAACCCCGCGTTCACCCGTGCATGGACCCCGTAGATGTACTCGCGGTTCATGAAGACGTGCGGGTTGTTGGCCTCGGTCATGCTCTCGAAGGTGTAGTCCTCGCGCTTCTGCCAGATGATCGGCCGCACGGTGCGCGAGGTGTCGAGCAGGAACCACGCCGGTTCGCTCCCCGCCTGGACGTTGCTGACGGTCTGCGTCGCTCCCTCGTCCAGCGCGACCGGGTGATCGGTGTCGAAGAAGTTCTGCCCGTCGTAGCAGAGCGAGGCGAAGCCGGACTTGAGGAGGTCGAAGACCATCTCGTCGGGGTGGCGCTTCGCTTCCTGACCCATCTCCGAGAAGAACGGCTTGAAGGCCCCGAGCCGATCGTCCTGGATATCTTCGCGCGGGACCGAGACGGTGCTCTCGAAGGTCTTGTTGCGGATCGTGAAGCCGTGCGCCTTGAGCCCGTTGACGTGGCGCGGGCCGACCCACTCGCGCAAGGACGGCATCGAGCCGAGCCATGCGTAGGTCTCCTCGCGCGTGGCGCTCGGCACCTCCATGACGATCTTCGCCGCATGGCTCTCGGCGGCCATGAAGGCATCGGTGAAGACGGTCTTGAAGCCCCGGAAGGTGAGGTCCAGGTTCTCCTGGTTGATGATCATCGGCTCTGCCCCTTGTCCCGCGCCGGTCGGCGCAAACCCTTGTGTCTGGACAGACGATGGCGGGACGGCCGCGAGGCAACCACCCGCAAGGGATTGCGGGGGAGTCGGACGGCGCCGATGCAGCGGAACCGAAGTGCCGCTGCACGGGGCGATGCGAGCGACACGATGTCGCTTGCATGGCAGGCGCCACGGACCCCTCGCTACCACGGAATCGGCCCGACGCGAAGCCCTTGACGCGGGCAGAACCCAGGCGATGCCGCGCAGTCCGCCGGTTAAACGGGTTTCCGGCGTTTTTAAACGGGGAGTCAAGTTGGCGAGGGGTGAGGGGGCCGAGAGACGAGACGGGCGTCTACGGCCCTCTCAGCGCGTCGGGAGGGCGAGGGGGGCGGCTCTCGATCCTTGCCGCCGCCCCCCTCTGGCCGGGAGACCAACCCCGGCGTCTCTCAGGCGCTCCGCCGCCGCATGGCGATGAGCGCCGTGATCGCCTTCTGCGCCCCCGCCTTCGTGAGGAAGCGCAGGGTGCTGACCTTGAAGGACCGCAGGAGCCATGCGTCGAGCTCGGCCTCGCCCTCGTAGGCGAAGCCGGTGACCTCGCGCCAGAGCTGCCGGATCAGCTCGAGCTGAGCGTAGCTCGCCATGCCCGGACGGTCCCCGAAGTCCCGCCCGACCGGCTTGCGCGCGTCGGCGCCCCAGTACTCAAGGAGCGCGACCATGCTGTCGAACCCCTTCTCGTCCAGCTCGGTCGCGCTCGGCACCCCGCCGACGAGGAGGAGCGCGCGCCGGTAGTCGGCCTCGGGCACGCCGACTCTGGTCTTCAACGTGTGCAGCAGGGCGAGCTGGCGCTTACTCGGCATCGGACGGCTCCTGCGGGACCGCCGCCGAGATGCGATCCGAAAGCAGCCGCTCCAGCCGGTCGAGCTCCCGCGTCTCGGCCTCCTCGCCGAGGGCCAGGGCTTCGGACATGAGGTCGAGGATGCTCTCGATCCCGCCGGTGTCCGCCGTCCACCAACCCATGTTGGTCTGGACCGTGTCCACCCCGCCACCGCGCATGTGCTGCGCCAGGAAGGCCGCCGCACGACTTGCGTTGCGCGACCGGTCCCGCGTCCGCGCCAGGGCGCGCATCATGTCCCCGGCTTCCTCGGCCTCTCGCTTGCGGTCCATCTCCGCCTTGATCACTTCGATGGGCCGCGGGTCGAGCCCCTTGTGCTTGCAGTCGGTCATTGGAGGTGCTCCTGGACAACGGTGATCTCGGCGCGGCCGATGATCCGCGCAGCACGATCCGCGACTTCGGCGAGCGCGGCGAAGTAGGCGCGGAACCTCTCGGTATCCGCCCGAAGGGGACTGTCGGCAGGCATGGCCGCAAGCATTCCGTCCATCGCCACCACGATCATCGGAGCCCCTTCGACGAGCCCCATCATGCCCGCCCGCACGTCCGCCAGTTCTGCCTCGGACGCGACGAGCACGAGCTGCATCATCCGGTCGGTCATTCTGGCATCTCCATCCTGAGTTCCCGCTTGTACGCGGCCCGCACATGCTCCCGCCCCGCCTTGCCGCCCATGGCGAACCGCTCCGCCTGGTCAAGCAGGTTGCCGACCATGCGCAGTCCGCCGACCCGGCCCGCCGCGGACACGAGCGCCGCGATCACGGCTTCGTCGCGGTAGCCGCGGTGCTGCGCCAAGACCGCCACCTCCGCGGCCGACGGCTTGTCGAGAACGACAGGGCGGCAGAGCTTGCCCGCCAGCCGATCCCAGCGGCGCAGCGCCTCCGGCAGCGACAGGCCGCCGACGTAGACGAGCCGGGTACCCGCCTCGGCCGCCACCGCATGGAGCCACCCAAGCGCCTCGCCCGGGGCGCCTGTCTTGCGGTCCTTCCGGTCGAGGTCCTGCGCCTCGTCAACCACTACCCAGCTGCATCCCCGGAAACCCGCCACCAGGGTGGCCCGCAAGTCGGCAGTCGAGTTCCCGACTTCCCACGAGGGGCCGTAGAAGCGCGCGAGGATCGCCCGCGCCACGTTCCACGCACTCGCCTCCCCGGCGACCGCCTCGTGATAGAAGGCGTCGGGCCGCGTTTTCAGGAAGCGCCGCACCGTCGCGGTCTTGCCGGTGCCCGGCGGCCCCGCGATCATCGTCGCATCGCCCGGCCTGAGGGTTTCGAGCGACAGGAGGATGTCCCGCGCCGCCTCGGTCTCGACGAACCAATCCATCGCGGACGCCGGGAGCTCCGCCTCCGCCCTTGGCAATCTCAGCACTTCTGCCATACTGGCCTCCTTCGGTGTGGTGCGGGCCTTGGCCCGCGTTGCATGGCCTGGGGGACGTTGCCGCGTCCCTCAGGCGCTTACTCGCGACCCGCGTTCATCTGTCGGATCACGGCTTCCTCGTTCCGAAGGAACTCCTCCGGTATCTTGTAGGGCTCGGGCTTGCCGCCGAGCGGCCCGCCGAACCGGGCAGCAACCACCGTCGGTGACGGCGGCGCCGCTCCCTCGGGCGTGTCGAGCCCGGCCAGGGCCGCCTTCATCTCGGCGTCGGACAGGAACCGCTTGGCCGCCAGCGCCGCCTTGGTCGCTTCGCGGATCGCCTTGCGGTTCCGGGCGGCTTCACGGATGCCTTCAACGCTGTTGTAATCGTGCGGCTTCACGGGCTCGATGCCCTCGCAGATCAGGCGGTAGCCGTCGCCCTCACGCGCATAGGCGATGGCCGGTTTCGAGAAGTCCTCCGGGTCGCGGCCGATCAGCAGCGGCTCGCGCTTGTGCCAGCGGATCAGCTTGTCCCGCGTGGCGATCCCGCCGTAGGTCCAGCCGTTGAGGGTGACCCTGCCCCATTGGTCCACCGCTGCGGGCTTGTAGAAGAGCCCGGCAAGCCATTCCTGCCGCGCGCTCATGACCCGAGGGACGCGCCGCGCCATGAGCTCCTCGAAGACCTGGTCGTAGGACCTGCCCCGCGCCCCCTGCGACCGGCGCCCCGGCTCGGCGTTGTGGCGGGCGACCTCCCGGGCCAGAACCGCGCGCAGCGTCTCGACCGGGACCGCCACCGGGTCCGCCGGCGTCTCGCCGGGACGGTGCCCGGCATGGGCGCCCGAGAACTCCGGCCGGTCGTCTACCACCCGCGACAGCGCCGCGAAGGTCCGCTCGGCGATCTTGGCTTGCGCGTTGCCCGGCAGGGCGAAGCGAAGCTCGATGCCGAGGTGCTGGCAGATGCCGGGCGGCTGCATCGCCGTCGAGCCTGCGTTGCGGAACCGGTGGACATTGCCGCCCGCCACCAGGTGCCCGGCGAAGGCGGAACCGTTGTCGGTATAGAGGCGGGCGAAGATCCCGAAGCGCGCGCAGGTGCCCTTGATCAGCCGAACCGTCGCAACCGCGTTCTCCGAGGGCGCCAGCTCCCAGCCCAGCACCTTGCCCGAGGCCACGTCCACCAGGACAAGCATCGTCGGCCGCACCGCGCGACCGTCGCCGAAGTCGGCGAACACGTCGAGCGTCCGCCCGTCGAGCGACACCTCTTCCAGCGCCCCGAGGCTCGTCTTGTCGCGCATGGCCGGGGCCGCAAGCCGCTTCGCCGCCGCCTCGGCCCCGTGCCGCAGCGTCACCCGCTCGGCCTCGTCCAGCGCGTTCCACCGCCGCGTGATCGTCGGATAGGACGGCCAGGCCCACCCCCGCTTCGCCCCGACATCGCGCACGTCGCGCCACGCCTGGATCAGCGGGAACTCCGGCCCGGCATCCCGTACCGTCGTCAGGAAGTAGGCCCATGCCTCGGCCGAGATGTCCTTGGGCGGCGGTCCCCCGGTATAGTCGGCCAGGAGCGCGGGGGCGTAGTTCACCGGCGCGACACCCTCCACCGCTTGCAGGTAGCGCCTGAGCGTCGCCTTCGACACGCCCTTCGCCCCGAACCGCTTCCGCACCAGGGCGAGCCGGTTGGCCCAGCTCGTCCCTTCGGGAAGCGACTTAAGGAGGCACACGATGCCCACCTTCCGCTCCGCCAGCGCCCGCACCGTCGCCGGAGCCGCGGCCAGTCGCGCATGGGCCGCGTCGTCATAGTCCCCCGGCGGAAGCCCCGCCTCGGCGATGTGCTTCTCGGCCAGCGCCCGGCGGAC